CTCTCTTCTAAACATAGACATAAGAGTTTTATTTATTTAGACGGAATTTTGCATAAGGTATTGCGAGTAGTTCATCAAGTTCGTTATATTTAACAACATGAAGTTTTCCTGAGACTTCTGCCCAAGTATAATTCCTTGATTTTCTCCAATGAAAATTAATTCCCCTAAACCCCCATCTTTCCAGTGAGGTGCAGGCAATCAGTGGATGTTGGTCATATTCTAATTTTGGTGTTTTTGCATTGTAGAAAAAAGTATAAAATTTTCCTGGTTCTGGATATAAAACTTCTTCTGTAAAAAGTTCCATAATTATGAGCATTAAATCTTCTGGGTCATTACTCCCTTGCTTCTCAATTTCCTTTTTAAGTTTTCTAACTCTTGCTGTGGACGAGTTGTCTATGTATTGACCAAATCCTTTTTTTGCCATTATTTTATCCCTAGTTCCTGTTCTGTAATGACCTTAAACTCTAACATTCTATCAGCACACCATTCTTGAATTGCAGTCCATTTTGCTTGATTTACCACATAAGTATTGACCTCGTGAATAAAAGTTTTTGTTTGCTTATTTCCCTTGACTGGTGGAATAGTTTGTTTTCTTGGTTTTATTTCTATTACATATTTTTTAGTCTTATTATCTTCTAAAACTTCTATTATAAAATCTGGAAAATATCTACATACTTTTTGTTTTACTGGATTGTAATAGGGAACACAAAATTCTTCAGACCCATATCTCAAAATATTAGGAGACCTATCACACCACTGCATAAACTTAAGTTCCCAACTGCTACGATATACTATATTTCCACAATCACCAATATATTTTTCAGGATTTCTTGGATGAAAATGTCCTTGATGATATTTTGAGTCACGAGGCATACTTAACTCCTACCATATCTACACTACATAATATATAAGATCAAAAAGTATTTATAAATGCCTGGCCCAAAATCTATTGCAGACATTAAATTAAATTTACTTCATCCTGCAACAACATCGCATTTTGCAATAGAAATACCGCGACCAACAAAATTAACTGACAAATATTTTAGTGATAATGGGTTAAATATTTCAAATTCAAATATGGATAAATTACAATTATTGTGTAGTGAGGCAACTCTTCCTGGATCAAACTTAGCAACATTAGAACTTAATAATGATCATACTGGTGTTACAGAGAGACATGCACATCGTAGAGTTTACGATGATAGAATTGATTTTACTTTTTATGTTGATGCTCAATACAATCTTCCAATTAGATTTTTTGAAATTTGGTTAAAATATATTTGTCAAGAATCTTTAGCAGAAAAAGATGGAGTATCTTCAAGATCTAAAAATTATTTTTATCGTTTAAATTATCCTGATAACTATATTGTTGATAATGGATTAAAAATTATAAAGTTTGAGAGAAGTAGTTATGGTCAATCCAAAGGATCTAAGGCGGGTGTTTTAGTTTATGAATTTATAAGAGCATTTCCAATTAGCATATCTTCTATGCCTGTTTCTTATGATAGTTCTTCTTTATTGAAATGTAGTGTAAGTATGTCTTACATTAGATATATTGTTGAGAATCTTGTAAACCCTCCTTTAGAGGAAGAACAAAACGGAATTCCTTCAACTCCAATAGAACAAGCATATTGGAATGATCCAGGTTTTGGTGAATTTGGAGTTCAAGGACAAGGACCTCAGGGAATATTTAATCGAGAATATTATAATAATTCTGGTAATTCTGCAGAAGATGCCACCAATACTGGAAACTTTTTTAATGGAAGAAATGTAGATCGTGGTGTTTTTGGTGCTTCAGGATTTGCATAAAAAAAGAGGGTCTTAATAACCCTCTTTCTAAATATAAAACTTATTTTATTTTTAATAAGTTCTTTTACAAAAGACGTTTTCAAATTTATTAGATGCATAAGAAGCATCCAATGTATTTCCCCCAAGGGCTAAGATAGTTTGTTTTTGAAGTTGAATATTTCCACATACACGAGTAGATGCTTGTGCAAGCATGATTACAGTAGGATCATTTTTTAAAGAAATAAGATTGGTTCCTGTTTCTTTATCAATCAATTGAATAAATTCAACTTGATTTGGAAGAAGTGTTATGCTTTGGGAAATTGCAGATCGTGTGGACGCAAAAACTGGTACTGCTACAGCAAAAGTAGTCAGTCCGATGATTAAAGAAATTTTCATTAGATTTGTCTGTTTACCTACGTATAATAGCACAGATGCTGCTCCTAAAAAAATTGAGTGGTCACTTTTTTATCTGGACACGTCCTATAAATAACCATACCTGAAATTCTATAGGACATTATGCCTTTACCAAAAATTGTTACACCAACTTATGAACTTGAATTGCCATCAACAGAAGAAACAATCCAATATAGACCTTTTTTAGTCAAAGAAGAAAAACTATTAGTAATCGCACTGGAAAGTGAGGACACAAAACAAATCACAACTGCGATTAAGACTGTTATTAAGAATTGTATTGTTACTAAAAATATCAAAGTAGAAGATTTACCGACTTTTGACATTGAATTTTTATTTTTAAATATTCGTGGTAAGTCTGTTGGTGAAGAACTTGAGGTAAATATTATTTGCCCTGATGATGGAGAAACTCAAGTTGCTGTAAAGATTAATCTTGATTCTATTAAAGTTCAAAAAAACGAAGAACATACAAAAAGAATTAAAATTGATGGTAATATTATGATGGAAATGAAATACCCATCACTTGACCAATTTATTAAAACTAATTTTGATTTCAATGAAAAAAATGCGATGGAACAATCCTTTGAGTTGATTGGTTCTTGTATTGATAAAATTTTTACAGAAGATGAAGCTTGGTCTACTTCTGATGTTACCAAAAAAGAACTCGTAGACTTTTTGGAGTCAATGAATTCTTCACAATTCAAAGATATTGAAAAGTTCTTTGAGACAATGCCTAAACTTTCGCATAAGATTAAAGTTACAAACCCCAAAACAGAAGTTGAAAACGAAGTTGTTTTAGAAGGGTTAGCATCTTTTTTCGCGTAGCAATGGTCCATATGGACCTTGAGAATTATTTTCGTCTTAACTTTTCTTTGATGCAATATCATAAATATTCATTAACTGAAATAGAAAACTGGATACCTTGGGAAAGAGATGTTTATGTTGGATTACTTCAACAGCATCTTGAAGAGGAAGAGTTAAAACAAAAACAACAGATGAGCAATGCCCACCACTAAAGCATTATCTACATCCAAATTTTTTGGAAAAGATAGGTACGAATATTACTTAAATGAACTTCTTACTCAACAAAAAGTAGGTGGAAATGCTTTATCTAAAAGTCAAATAAAAGAAGGGTTTTTAAAAAGAAAAGACAAAATAAGTTTTGAAAAGTTTGTAGAGAAGGTTATAAGCACAAAGACCATTGTTGCTCCTACAAAAAAATCTACATCTTCTGGTGGTGGGTTAGTAAAATCACCTACTGGAGCATTAGAAAAATATGTTTCTGGAGTATCTAAACCCCAGAAAATGGGTGGAATTGAAGATGATATTTCTAAGATTACAAAATCTGTAATTTCAATTGCTGAAATATTATCAGGGCAAAAGAAACTTAAAGACTCATCTACTTCTTATGATAGAAGAAAAGCAGAACAGGAGAAAAGGAGTCTTGCAGAAAGTAAGTTAGAGAAAAGATTTGATGGATTAAAGAAAGCAGCAGAAAAAATACTTGCACCAGTTAAAAGTCTTTTAGATAAGATAATTAATTTTCTTGTAACAGTTTTTCTTGGTAGAGTTGTATATAAACTGTTAGAATGGTTTGGTGACCCTAAAAATGCTGATAAAGTAAAATCAATTAGTAGATTTCTCAAAGATTTTGGACCCGCTATACTGACTGCTTTTGTTTTATTTGGCACATCCTTTGGTAGGCTTACTTTAGGTCTAACTAAAATGATAGGAGGATTTATTTTCAAAATTGGTAAGGTTCTTATACCTCAGTTGTTAAAACTAATAGCAAGAAATCCAAAAGTAGCTCTTGCTGCCGGATTATTTACTGCAGGAGCTACAGTACCTGCTATGTTCCCCGGAACAGTTGACGAACAAGAGAAAAAAACTAAATCAAAACCAGGTTCAACAGAAGATAAAATCAAAGCGTTAGAGCAACAAAAAGCAAATCTCAACCCCCTTCAAAAAATGCAGGGTGTTGAGTTAGAAATTGACGAACAACTCTCAACATTAAAAACAGGTCAAACAAAATCTTATGGGTTCTCTGGTGGTGGTAGTGTAAAAATTCCAGCATTTAAGGGTGGTGGATTTAACTTTAAAGGTATGATGAGTGGTGCATTGGGTTCTGGTCCTGAAAAATCTGAAGAAATGCCGAATGGATTTGTGAGTGGTGAGAAAGGTGTAGATAAAGTTCCTGCAATGTTGAGTGATGGTGAATTTGTAATGTCTGTTGGTGCTGTACAGAAGTATGGTGTAGATACTTTAGAAGGGATGAATGCTGCTGGTGGAGGAACTAATAAACCAAAAATGATGAATGGGAAGACTTATGCTGCTAGTGGTGGACGAGTTGGATATGAGGGTGATAGTGGGAGAGATGAAAATATGAATTTTTACAATATCAAAAACTTTATTAAACAAAAAATGGGATATGATGTTGATAAACCAGAAACTTGGGGAACATCATTTAAATCTGGCACACCAGGTAGTGGTATGCCATCTGGAAGTTCTGGTAGTGGTATGCCATCTGGAAGTTCTGGTAGTGGTATTAACATTGGATCTTTAGCTAGTCAGGTACAAGATTCTGTAAATAACTATTTTCTTGATAGAAAACCAAATCGTTCTCAAAATAAACCCAGTTCTGGTAGTGGTATGCCATCTGGAAGTTCTGGTAGTGGTATTAACATTGGATCTTTAGCTAGTCAGGTACAAGATTCTGTAAATAACTATTTTCTTGATAGAAAACCAAATCGTTCTC